TAATAATGTTATACGTGAAGAATTAACTGCATACCAGCAAGGTGAGCAAGTAGGATTCTTAAAATGTATGGACTTTATTAAAGGTATATGTATAGAAAAGGAATAGAATATGGGATGGGGAAAACCGTTTAGCAGAGCAAAAAAATCTGCGAGAAAAGCATATAAAAAAACGAAAAAGAGTGTAAGTAAGGCAGTAGTTAAAACTATGGATGTTGGAGATAAATTTATAAAGAACACACAAGATGCTGGAGATAAGTTTGTAGTAAATAGTATGGATGCTGGAGATAGATTCTTAAGAAATACATCAGGGATGTTTGACCCAGATACAGCTCCTGACCCAGAAGCAGTAGATGTAGTTAATCCAGCTACAGCAACACAATCATCAGCTGGTAAAAAGAAAGTAGCTAATAGTAAACAAGATGCTAGTAATTTTTCTACTACTGATGCAAGTAAAGTTAAACAATCCTCATTAGGTGGATATAAAACAGATGCTGGATTAGGTTTTGCTAAGAAAAAAAAAAGTAAAAGTGCAGGATTAGGAGTATAGATTGGATTTAGCATTAATTACAAATAGAGATAAAATAATAGAGTATTGTAATAGTGATTCAGTTAAATATGCACCAACAGAAACAGCACATGAATTTGTTGATGGTATGTATTTCAGAACAACTAAAGTTAAAGCTGGTACATTAGTGGTTGGAGCCACACATAGAAAAGCTAGTTATAGCATTCTATTAACTGGCTCCATTATGCAAATAGATGGAGATAAGAGATATGAGATATCTGCTCCAGCTACTATAGTTACGGAACCAAACACATCAAGAATAGCATATGCACTAGAAGACACAGTGTATATGGCTGTAGCTAGAACAGACAGTACAGATGTAGAGGAAGTAGAAGAAGAATTATATGTAGAAGAGTTATATGATATGGCATCACATATAGATAGACAAAATTATAATATATTATTGAAAGAATATAATATAACAGATGATGATGTTAAAGAGGATATGGATAAGATTGGATATAACAATTCTGCTATTGATGGATTATATATAGAAAGTAGCAAGATACACGGAGAAGGAGTATTTACTAATCATACAATTACGGTTAATGAAGTAGTAGGTAATTCAGTTAAGAATGGAGAAAAAACAATATTGGGTAGAAAAGTAAATCATTCAGAAGATAGATGTAATATCAAGAATATGAATGGTCAAGTGATAGCGTTAAGAGATATAAATAAAGATGAAGAATTGCTATTTAATTATAAAGATAATTTAAAAGGATTAATATGTCAGCAGCAATCTCAGCCGCAGCATGGACTGGAATAGCAATTGCAGGTTCAGCAGCAGTAAGTTATGAAACAGCTCGTAGAGCACAAAGGCAAGCGGATGACCAGTTTAAAAAGACACAAGCTGTAGAAGCACAAGCTAAAGAAGATGCGAAAGCATATGATTTACAAGCAGGTAAAGATACTAAGTATAGTGAAACAGCTAAAACAGATTATGGTGTTGATAGCACTAAGAAGAAGAAGCTAACAGCTAATGATTTATTGATAAGTAAATCAAGTGGTACAACTAATAATTCATTAGGTTTTGGAGGATATTAAGATGGCAGAGAATGAACAATTAAATCCTAAATCTATATATGCAGAAGCTATATCGGTTAGAAGTGCATTTGAAACTAGAGCGGAGAAGTTAAGTAAATTAACTATTCCCTTTTTGTTTCCATCAACAGGAGCAACAGGAGCAGATAGTTTAGCTGATAGTTATTCAAGTAGATATGCCGCAATGGCTATTAATGGATTAGCATCACAGATGGTTCTAACATTACTTCCTGCAAGTGGTTCATCATTTAGATTTGACCCTGATGCAGATGCAATGCAAGAACTTACTCAAGGGGATAGTGAAGCAAGAGCTACTATCATGGCTATGATTAATAAAGAAACTACTAGGGTTAATAAAGAGATTGAGAACCAAATGATTAGACCTAAGTTCTATGAGTTTATGCAAACAATGGTATCAGTATCTCCAGTAGTAGTTGAGAAGGTAGAAGGTAAAGGTATTAAGTGGCATAACTTACGTAACTTTACAGTTAAGTTAAATGACATGGGAGAACCATTACAGATATGTGTTAAACAAACATTAAATAAGAATAACTTACCTAAAGATATTGTATTAGATAGTGGTGATGATTCAGAAGATATAGAATTATATACATTAAGTAATTGGGCTGATGAGAAGTGGACAGTTACTACATCTATTGGTTCTGAGATACAAGGTTCAGAAAAGACATATAAAGAAGATGAATTACCATATGTATATCTTGGATGGTTAAGATCCCCTAACGATGAATATCATAGACCATATGCAGAACAGTATCGAGGTATATTAGAAGATTATGCTGATATGAATAAGGTTAGTATAGATGGAGCCATGATTAGCTCTAAGGTTATACCATTGGTTAATCCTTTAGGTACTACTAGAAAATCTGACTTGGCTAAGGCCAAGAATGGAGAACCTATTGATGGTAGAGAAGAAGACATTGGTTCCTTTAAAGTAAATAAGAACTATGACTTTCAAAATGGTACGGCTGAGAAGAATATCCTTATGGAACAGATTGATAAAGCATTCCTTAAAAGAGTTCAACGTCAAGCGGAAAGAGTTACAGCAGAAGAAGTTCAACAAGATGCAGCTGAATTAGAAAAGAATCTAGTCGGTATGTATTCTATAATGAGTAAGAAGTTTAATAAGTGGTTAATATTACAGATTATGAAAGAATTAAAGATTAAGTTTGATTCAATAGATGTAAATGTTATTACTGGGTTAGATGCTCTAGGTAAGAATATAGAGAGTCAACAGTTAGATGGATTCGTTAATAGAATGGCAGCATTAGAGATGAAGCACTGGATCAAAGAACCAGAACTTATTACTAGATATGCAAGTATTAGTGGTATAGATATGGAAGGGTTGATTAAGACACCTAAAGAAGTACAAGCTGAATTACAAGCACAACAAGAACAAGCTAATCAACAAGCAATGCAAGAATCAATGGCCCAAACTGGTGGAGCAGCGGCTGGACAAGCAGCGGCAGATCAGGGAATGCAACAACCTCAGTAAAGAGAACAAATCGAAAGGTACAAAGAGAAATGATTATAACTAAACAAGAGATGAGAGATATACGTGAAGGCAAAGGTTTGGATCCAGTAGCGAATAAGAAGTTACCGGCCAAGAAACTATCAGTGAGAGATAAGCTATTTTTAGATTTAAAGAAGGCAGATATTCCTTATAAAGGGAATATGAGTAATGCAGCTTTAAAAGATTTGTTAGAAGGAGATAAATAATGGATGCAACACAAGCAGCAGAAGCAATGGCGGGACAAGCAGGAGAAGAAGTAGCAACGGAAGTAGTTGAGAATGCGGCAACTGGTGATCAAGAAGTTGTTCCTACAGATGAAAGTGTTTTACCAAGCGATGAGGCTGAGGCAACTGAATTATCAGAGATGGACCAATTAAGAGAACAGATTGCTGGTTTAGAAGCTAAAGTTAAAAAAGGTAAAGATGCAAGTTCTCAAAGGGGACAAGCGGATAAAGATGCAAGTGATGCAGCTGAAGTTGATAATAATAGAAATGATTTCTATGAAGAATCATTATCTGATATGATTGACAATGGTATTACAGCAGAACATATAGAAAGAGCTGAAGAGTTAGGATTAAGTTCTGAACAGCTAGAACTATCTGTATTGAAAACTGAGAAGATACAATCAGCTGTATATAATGAAGCTGGAGGTAAAGAGTCTTATGACAATGCTATTGAAGGATTGACTGATACATATACTGAAGCACAGAAGCAAGCATTTAGTGAAGGTATACAAAATCCTGCATTGGCTCCAATGTTAGTAAGAAGTTTGATGGCTGATTATGCTAAATTAGACGGGAACCAAAAGGTTACTAATCTAAGTAATAATGCAATAGTTAGTAACAATACTAACAATTCTTATACTGATAGAGGTCAATACAATAAGGATATGGCAGCAATGAGAAGAGCCCCTAGTAGTCAACAACAAGGTATGCAAAGAGCTATAGATGCTAAGCTGGGGAGAAGCGACGGTAGTGTATTAAGAGGTTAATAGCAGTCAGGTTATTAACGGACTAATAAAACTTTAAGCAAAAGTATTCCATAATTCTATCAATCTAATTCAGTTAGCGTTTATTCTCTAACTTAATAACTACTCACGAAGACCAATCACTGATTGGATCCTTTTATGTTTAGGTGATACAATTAGGAATAACTACTTAATTAGTAAAACAAAACGAAATAAAAGGAATTTACAATGGCAACAAATATTATTACATCAGGAGCAGGAGCTCAAGGAGACTTAGGTCTTAAGGTTTTTATGGAGGTACAAGAAGCATTTGATAGAACAAATGTATTCATGGACTTAATTACAACTAAAACAATAGCAAGCGGTGCATCAGCACAATTTATTATTGGTGGATTAGATGGTGACATCTCTAAAACTCAAGCAAGAGTTGGTGGTACGACAGCAGTTGGTTCTGACATTGCAGTTAATGACATTCAAATGGATGAGAGAGTTATCGTTATTGACGAAACTGTTTATGATGCTAGAAGAATTGACGGTAGAGAAGAAAAGATTGCATCATATGATGTACGTGGTCCAGTAACAGGTATGATTGGTGAAGTATTAGCTAGAAAGATTGATACAAAGATTTGTGCTCAATTAGGTTTAGCTTGTGAAGATACAGGACTTGCTGGTAATCCAGGTGCAGCAGCAGTTGTTGTTAATCCGACTATTAATGGTGGTGCATCTGAAGGTGCAACAGCTCAATTAAAAGGTGATGCTATGGCAGAATCTATATTCGAAGCAGAAGCAGCTTTAAGAACTAACGAAGTAACTGGTGACATCTATGTTGCTGTTTCTCCTGTTAACTATAACTACTTAGTTCAATCTAAGAATGGTGTTAGTGCAGACTATACATCTGGTAATGGTGGATTTGATTCAGGTAAGATTATGATGGTTGGTGGAGTTAAAGTTGTAAAGACTACAAACTTAGCATCAGCAACAAACATTGCAGGTATTGCAGGTATTGCATTTACTAAAGATGCAGTTGGTATGGTTAATCTTGTTGGTTTAACTTCAGAGTCTAACTATGACTTTAATAAGTTTGCAACATTACTTTCTGGTAGATTTGCAGTTGGTTTTGGAACATTGAATCCAGCATCATGTGTAGCTATAGCAAACGTAGCTCAATAATAATATAATTTAAGGAGATTAATTTCTCCTTGTTATATTTGTAGAGCCAATAGTTACTCTTTAATCTCTTTGCTATTGGTTCCATAAATATAACTAAAACATAAGGAAATCATATGGCAATATCACCAGAATTCGATTCTACTCACTTTATCGCTGGAGCAGTTAATATACTGTTACAAACAATTAATGAACCACCTATCGAAACATTAGCTGATATAGATAATATACTTGAAGCACAAATAGCTAAATCAGTTATCTTAGAAACTAAAACATCAATATTATCTAAAGGATGGGATATCAATACAGATACAGCATATCCGTTTCAACCAACAACAGATGGTATTATAACTATACCACCAGATGTATTAGATATTAGAAGTGGTACAAATATTGTATTAAGAGATTGGATGTTATATGATAAAGCTAATTTCACTAGAAAGTTTACTAAGACACAATATTGTGATGTTGTATGGAACTTTGATTTTAATACATTACCTCATCCGTTGAGATATTATATAACTGTATTAGCATCAAGAAAATTTCAAGCAAGGATGATAACAGATACTACAATGTATTCTTTTACAGATGATGATGTATCAGAAGCCTTAATGATAGCTAAACAATCTAATGGTTTTACTTCACAGTTTAATATGTTAGATACAATTACAATGCAAAGTCTA